CTATACCACTGATTGACCTAGAGACTATGATGCCTGTACTGATGGGTATGCTTGGTCTTGGCGCTATGCGCTCTTATGAAAAAACCAAGGGCGTATCGAGGGAAAAGTAAATGGCATTACGACCTACTAAAGGAATGTTGACAGGATCTAAAGAGACTAAGACTTTGCCCGGAGAGTCTGGTCCTTTTGACCCTAATGCTGGTACAACAGCTAACATTGAAGTGCCCGGTCCTATTCCAGAAGAAGACGGCAGAACTCCCGGCCCTGATTTAAGAACTCGTCTTTACGATCTTTTTAATACAGGTTTTCGTTGGGCAGACATTGCTGAAATATGGGGAGCAGGCGAAGAAAGCCTTGAAGAAATACTAGACCGAATTGCGGGTAACATTGACGTAGCACCAGAAGACAGTACGCAAGCTAGACAAATTTTAGGTCAGTATGTAACCGAAGCTTTTGACAGAGCGCAAGATATTGTTAACACAATGGTTGACAATCCTGAAGAACTTGCGGATATGGAAGACCCCGGTGAACTAACCAAGTTGTTTATAGAACAAGGTGGTATGTCTTTTGCTGGAGCTACTCCTTCTGTAACTCCTGCTGGATCAAGTGGTCCACTTGTAATATCTGGCGGCGCTGGCGTTACAGGAGAATTTGAAAGAATACAAAACACAGGTGGTAGAATTTTTGGAGAAACCGTTCCTGTAGTACAGTACGACCCAGAAACAGGGGAGCCTTTAAGAGATGAAAACGGCGATCTTGTAACAGTAGAGGAATACCGTGAAGGTCTTTTAGACGTAATGGTTCCGTACATTCCCGGCGTGTCTTTACCTAATTGGATGCCTACTGCTGGTGTTATTTTTCTTCCTACAATACAAGAAGCTGTAAACAAAGTAGGAGACATAATTGACGAAACAGGCATTGGAGAAGCGTGGGAAGAAGGCGACATTGGCGAAGTACTGAATGACATTGGTGAAATTATTGTTCGTTCTGGAGAGGCTGCTGCTGGTGTACTTGAAGAAAAAGTTAGTGAAATTATTGGCACTATTACAGGAGCTATTTCAGACCCTACTAAAGCAGGTACTGTTCTTGGTGGTGTTATTGGAACAGCGTTTCCTTCTATACCTCAATGGCTTCCTCCTTTAATTTTAGATCCTCGTGTTTATGGCGCAGTACGTAATGTACTAACACAAAACTTCAATACTCCTGAAGAAGATTTTCCTCCTATAACTGAAGAAGTAGAACAAGACCCTGCCCTCATGTTTACCAACAGGGGTAACAACTACTTTGTAAGCAGTGAAGGCGATGAGTACTTTCAGTTAGCCGAAAGCGAAGACTTCGACTTTGAGTTTAACGGTCAGTACACTAGAGAGCAGCTGGAAAACACTGGACTGGAGACAATCAACTCTGGTACGTATCAGTCACTGTTGGATGATCTGTCGTTTCATGCACTAGAAGAAGATATCTATCAGTACTCTATAGAAGATTTGGTAGCGCGTTACGAAGAAGAAGGAGGCATACTTCCCGGTGACTGGAAAGAGATGGATGAAGAGTCACGGTACAACTACTTCTTAGACGACTACTTCGACATTCCTCGTACAATTGAAGATCCTGACAGAGACCCTGATGAAGAACCTCCTGTAGAACCAGAGCCTCCTGTAGAGCCTGAGCCAGAACCAGAGCCACCTGTAGAACCACCGCCTACAGATCAACCAGAGCCTGAACCAGAGCCTCCTACAGACGAACCTGAGCCAGAGCCTGATCCTACAGACACATCAGTAATCGAAGGTTTGTTTGCTGACTTCTTGGCACAACTAGACGAAGAGTTTACAGGTCAACAAGAGCAGATTAATCAGATCATACAGAACTTTGTTGAGACACTGCCTGACTTTGACGCAATGCCTACAATGGAGGACATTGCTGAGTACTTTGAAATCAACGGTGTCACACTGTCAGAGCAGAACTTTGAGCGTATACGTCAAGAGTTGGCTGATGCAGGTTACCTAACACAAGAGCAGTTGACAGAAGCATTAGCTGGTGTTGCTACGCCAGAGCAAGTACAACAGGCTATTGAAGGTGCTGGCTTTGCTACACCAGAGCAGGTAATACAAGCACTGGCAGAAGCAGGTTATGCTACTCCAGACGACATTACTAACGCACTGGCTAACTCAGGGTTTGTTACAGAAGATCGTATGTTACAAGCCTTGGCAGAGGCTGGATACGCTACGCCTGAGCAAGTACGAGAAATAGTTGACAACGCTGTTTCTAACATTGTTATACCTGAAGGCGCAACTGCAGAAGAAGTACGACAGCTAATCCAAGAGGCTATTGACGGTATACCTGAGGGTATTTCTCTTGAAGACGTAGGCGACGTAGTTAACGAAGCTATCGCTAACATAGAGTTTCCTGAAGGACTGTCAGAGGGTGATGTACGTGGCATTGTAGACAGCTTTGGATTTGCTACTTCTGCTGACGTACAAGCTGGCTTTGAAGACCTTAATCAACGCTTTGATGACGCTATTAACGGTATTGCTACACAGTTTAGCGATCAAGAAGCAGAGTTCCTAGCTAGTATTACAGGACTTGAGGCTTCTATAATTCAGTCTCTTGCAGCAGTAGAAGGTGGACTTAGTGCTGAACTAGAGATGCTAGGCACTGATCTAATATCTTTGCAAGAAGAAGTAGCAGGACGCTTTGATGAGTTTGAGTCGTTTACGTCACAACAGTTTGAACTTGCAGCTACTGAACGTCAACAACTACAGCAAGCTATTATTGCGGCTAACGGTGACATTACACAGCTAAGTGCTGACATGCAACAAATGTTTGCAGACTTTGGCGGTACTATTTCTGATCTGTTTGCTGGCGTAGGTGTTGACATTGAAGCACTACAAGCAGGACAAATAACGCAACAAGAAGCACTAGATCAACTGCGTACATCTATAGGACAACAGTTTACTACGGCACAGGAAGAGCGTCAGGAGCTACAACAGGCAATCATAGCTGTCGGTGGTGACGTAACTCAGCTTAGTGACGACATGATGCTACGGTTCCAACAACAGGACCAAAGCATAGAAGAGTTGTTTGCTGGTACTAACGTAAACATTGAAGCACTGCGTCAGGGACAGATAACACAACAAGAAGCATTTGACGCTTACCAGCAGTACACAACAGAGCAGTTTGGTCAAGCACAGCAAGATCGTTTAGCACTAGCTCAAGAGATAATCAGTGTTGGTGGTCAGGTAGAAGCTCTTAGTGCAGACAGTCAACAACGGTTTGCTGAACTAGGTTTGTCTCTTACTGATCTGCAAGAAGAATTTAATGTAAACCTAGTTGGTCTACAACAGGGTCAGATTAGTCAGGCTGAAGCGTTTGGTCAGTTTAGAGACAGTGTTACTACACGGTTAGGCTTGGCAGAAGAAGAACGTGAAGAAATACTGACACGTCAAGCTGACTTTGAAAGAGTGTACGGTGAAGAGCAACAAGCACTGCAAGAGCAAATTACTACTGGCAATTTACTAACTATGTTAGCTGGGGGTGGTATGTTTGGTGGTGCTGCTGCTCCTGCTCGAGCGCCTTTTGAAGAGTTTATGAAAGGCATAACGTATCGTCCCAGAGAAGCACCAGAGCTTGCTATTAAAACGCCAGCAGTAGACTATAACGAAGAAGCACAGAAATTATTAATGCGAACCCGCAGACGAGGAATGCTGGTATGACGTACCTTAACTTAATGAATAATGTACTACGCCGATTACGAGAAGAAGAAACAACATCGGTTACTGGTACTACCTACGTTAAGATGGTAGGTGATTTTATTAATGATGCAAAGAAAATGGTAGAAGAAGCAACTGATTGGTCAGCTTTGCGTTCTACTATTATTGTTTCTACTACTGCATCAGACAACACTTATTCGCTCACGGGCGGTAGTGACAACGTAAAGGTTATGTGTGTTCTTAACGACACTAGTAACTTGTTCATGGACTACCAAACAAAAGACTGGTTTAACGAACAGTTATATATTAGCAGTGCAGCAGAAGGTGAACCACGGTATTACACCTACAACGGTCTTGATGCTAGTGGTGATACGCAAATACTAGTAGGACCAACTCCTGACGGTGTATACAGTCTTCGGTTTGATGTTGTAAAAAGACAAGCTGATTTAAGCAGTAACACAGATACATTGCTAGTTCCTGCAATGCCTGTTGTACATCTTGCTGTAGCGTTGCTTGCACGAGAACGCGGTGAAACTGGTGGTACTTCTGTTGCTGAGTACTTCCAAATTGCTGATAAGTTTTTGTCTGACGCTATTGCTATAGACGCAGCAAAGCACCCTGAAGAGATGGTATTTAGGACTATTTAATATGGCTCAACAACTGCAAAGTATCAATCTTGTAGCTCCGGCGTTTAAAGGTGTTAACACCGAAGATTCGCCGTTGGCTCAAGACCCGTCGTTTGCAGAAATTGCAGACAACGCTGTGATTGACAAACGTGGTCGTATTGCTGCACGTAAGGGCCATACTGTCGTAACAACAAACAAGACTGTCCTTGGTACTGACTCGTTACGATCTATTAAAGAGTTTAAGGACAACGCAGGAAACACTAAGATATTTTCTGTAGGTAACAATAAGATCATTAGCGGTACGACTACACTAGTTGATGAGACTCCCGGTGGATACAGCATCACTGCAGACAACTGGAAGCTTGTAGATTTTAACGACAAGATCTACTTCTTTCAACGTGGGTTCCAACCTCTTGTGTACGACAACGCAGGAGGCTCTGTAATCACGCTCAGCAGCGTTTCTGGTGCAGCCGGTGTTACTAGTGCTATGTACGGTAACGAAGTCTTAGCGGCTTATGGAAGGCTCTGGACAGCAGACGTTACTGGAGACAAGTCTACTGTTTACTGGTCTGACCTTTTGATCGGCCATGACTGGTCAGGTGGTACAAGCGGTAAAATAGACATATCTAAGGTGTGGCCTGATGGCTATGATGAGATTGTAGCGTTAGCGGCACATAACGGTTTGTTGATTATCTTTGGTAAGCACAGCATTGTTGCGTATCAAGGAGCAGAAGCACCAGCAACAATGGCATTGGCAGATACTGTAGCGGGTGTTGGTTGTGTTGACAGAGACACTGTGCAATACACAGGTACGGATGTATTGTTCTTGTCTCACACTGGACTTAAAAGCTTTGGTCGGACAATACAAGAAAAGTCAATGCCTCTTAGTAGTCTATCAGGTAACATTACCAAGGACATTATTGCTGCACTACAGAACGAGACTGAGTTCTTTAGGTCTGTGTACAGTCCTGAGGAAGGCTTCTACCTGCTAACCTTTACAGGACAAGACGTAACGTATTGTTTTGATGTGCGAAGTACTTTAGAAAATGGAGCATATCGTGTTACTCGTTGGCCGTCTACTAAGTTTACGTCATTTACACGCTTAGACAACGGCACGTTATACATTGGTACTAACAACGGTATTAGCACGTACACCGGCTACAGTGACAACGGAGAAGGCTACAGATTTAAGTACTATAGCCCAAGCTTAACATTTGGTGATAGCTCTAGAATCAAGATTTTAAAGAAGTTGAAGCCGACATTGGTTGGTGCAAACAACGCAACAGTATTTCTTAAGTGGGCTTACGACTTTGAAACAACGTACGCTACTGCAGAATTTACAGTAGGTAACCAAATTACTGGGTTTTATGGTGAAAGTGAGTACACCACCGTAGAGTTTACAGCAGGACAGTTGACCAATGCAAGGTCACTTAATACAACAGGATATGGAACAAGTGTGCAGGTAGGGCTAGAGTCAGAGATAGACGGTTTTGCTTTGTCACTACAGGAGATTAACGTAATGGCTTTGATAGGAAAGCTACTTTAACGGGAGTAAAACATGGGACCTTTTCCAACAGTACAACCACCAACAACAGAGGAAAGTTCTGGTAACGCTTTTACAGAAATGTTAAGTGGCTTAGGGTCTTTCCTTTCTCAACCAGATGTCTTGCTTCCGGGTGTAGTTGGTGGACTATTAACAGGGCAAGCATACAATCGTCTTAGTGATATAGGACGAGAGGCTAGAACAGGCGCAGAAGCTCTTGCTGCACAGCAAATGCAACAGACACAGTTTAGACCGTTTACTGTGACTACTGCTACTGGTGCTGGCATGGGTACTCAGGTAACGCCTGAAGGTGGTATTGAAACTACTATGGGCTTGTCTCCACAAGAAATTGCTTTGCAGAATCAACTACTAGGAGGTGCTGGTGGTTTCTTCGGTCAAGCGGTACAACCTACACTAGATCGTGAACAAGCTATCTTTGAGCGTATGCGTAGAACACAACGTCCTGAAGAGGAGCGTCAACGTCTTGCTACAGAAGAGCGTATGGCTGCACAAGGACGTCTTGGTTTAAGTTCTGCGGCGTATGGTGGTGCTACTCCTGAGTTGTTAGCTCAAGAAACTGCAATAAACGAAGCACGTAACAGGGCTATGTTAGCGGCTATGCAACAAGCTCAAGCAGAACAGATGCAACAAGCAGCATTAGGACAACAGTTCCTTGGTGCAGGTTACTTACCACAGCAACAACTTATGGCGGCTACTCAGCCTGCACAGCAGTTAGCAGCATTGCAACAACAAGCGCAGCTTCAAGGTGCTGGTTTGTTTGGTGAAGCGACTATGTCTGGTCTTGAAGCTCAGTTGGTTGCAGAACAGGCACGAGCTAACTTACTAGGACAAACAGGTACTGGTCTTTTACAAGGTGCGTTAACTCCTAGTACAACATCAACTGAAGCAGCTATAATTCAGAAAATTCTTGGAGGCTAAACATGGCTAAGTTTTCACAAGCGTTCCTGCAAGGACTTTTACAGCCTACTTATGGGCAAGGGATGTTTACTGCCGCACAACAAGCAGCACAGCTTCCGGGTCAGCTTAGACAGCAGCAAGCACAACAACAGCAGATGGAAGCATTACGCTCTATGACGCCTATGCAACGCGCACAGTACTCTATGCAAACAGCTAAGACTCCTGCTCAGATTACCGCTGCTCAAACTCAAATGGACGCTGCTCAAGAAAGTATAGCTGCTGGTAAAAAAGAACAAGCTGCTGCTGAGTTAAATAAATTGTATCAGCAATACATAACTGAAACTAATCCTGAAAAGATTGCTAGTCTTGAAGGTCGTATACGTAGTCTGGCACCAGCTGCTGGTCGTGATGTTACTGCAGTAGAAAATCAACTACAGGCTATTCGTAGTCGTAGGGCAACGGGAGCTACTGAACAACAGTTTGAAGCCTTCTTTAATAAGTACGTACCGGACGATAAAAAAGAAGAGTATCGTGGTCTTACTCAGGCGCAGATACTAACTCGTCTTGATGAAGATGCCGATGTAGAAGAAGCAAGAGAGTGGGCTAAGTGGTTGAACAAGAACACCATAACTGACGGTAATAGGCAGGAAGCTATTGATCTTGCAGTACAGGCATTTGGTAGTAAAGCAGCGGCAGAAGTAGCTAGAGCAGAAGCTAGTCAGCTGTCTAAAGCTAAAGAGTCTAAAGCAGAGCGTAAGCGTACTTTGTTAGTTACTTATCAAGGTAGGCAGGATCCTACGATGGCTGCTATAGGTCAACCTGCTCCTACTGCAAAGCCAACTAAGCTAGAAATTTACCTAGACAAAGACGGTAATGTACCTGAGCGTATTCTTAATATGTTGAATGATACTGCAGTATCTGCGGTAGGTCAAGACTTTGATTATACATGGAGCCTTCCAGTCGCTGAAACAGATGTTACTCCGCCGTTACGTTCACCTACTCAGCCTACAAGTACAGTTCCTACTCTTAATCAATTGATGGGTGGTTAATAATGGTACAGCTGGTCGTTAAAGAAGACGACACTAAGCAGACACCTACAGTAGAAAAACTATTAGAGAAATACGGCAACACGCCTATTGATCAAATACCCGTAGATGATCTGTTAGTGATCTTTGGGGATACCCCTACTAATGAAATACCAGAGCAAGTTCGCGCTACTCTGATGAACGCGGCTGTCCAGCGTAGGGCTAAACAGCTTGGCCCTGAAGAGGCTGGGTTTAGTGGTCTTACTTCTGCACAAGCAGCAGAGATGGCTCCGTTTGCTGCTGGTGGTATGGGTATTCAACGTATAAACGCAGCATCTATAGCTGGCTTTACAGATGGCTTAATGGATTCTCTTCGTGGTTTAGGCTTAGCACCTAAGAAGTCCCTCGAAGAAGAGTTTGACACCAGAGTAGAACTAGCTAGAGCGCCTGAAGATTACTTCTCAGGTATGTTAACAGGTTCTGTTGCTGATCCTGTCGGCTTAGCTGTTGGTGGTGTAGGAGGTAAGTTAGCTGTAGCAGGTGCTACTAAAGCTTTACCTAACGCTCCTAGAATAGCTACTGCTTTAGGTATTACTGCTGGCGGTGGTGCAGAAGGTGCGGCTCAGGGTGCTCTTATTCCTGTATACGAAGAGTTCGGTGACAGCCGTTTAATGAACACTCTTTATGGTGCTGGCATAGGTACTGTCTTGGGCGGTGCGGCTGGTACTGCAGGGGCTGTTGTTACTCCACCGCTACGTGCACCTGAAGTAAAACCAGAACTAGCACCACAGCCTGTATCTTTACAGCCCAAAGCTCTGTCGGGTCAAGACTACAAGCCTCGTATGAACAGACCTGTAGAGACTCCTGTCACTACTGCCGCTGTAGAGCCTACACCTCAAGTTACTCGTTCTACTCCTGCTACGCTTAAAGTACAAAACATAGATCAACAGATTGCAGACCTTGAGCAGAAAGCACAACAAGTAGGACGTAAGAAGCGTAAGCCTATTGAGAAGCAGATAGAAAAACTACGTATTGCTAGACAGAACGAACTTAACCAAGCTAACGAGAAAGCCGCTGTCATTAAAGAAAAAGTTGTCTCACTAGAGAACCAGCTAGATAGGTTGTCTCGCCGCAAAGAAGAACTACAACCCGGAGAGGCTGGTGCAAAGGCTAGGCAAGCTCGTGCAGAACGAAGAGCAGAAGAACTACAAGAAGAGATAGATACTCTTACTGGTTTAGATTACTCACCTAACGGCGGATACGTTGTTACTATATCAGGCGTAGGATACGATAATCCTTTGCAGATTGTTAACAAGAAAAACAGATTAGAGTTAAACAATCCTACTGATGCAGAAATTAGCGTAAAGCTACCACCACCTAAAGAGACTGGTGATCCTGTTACTGATGCAGCAAACAAATTAAATTACATCCTTAACTCTGACGATGCTGCTCCACGGTTAGGATTAGATGCTCCACCTAGTGCGTCGTCTGCTGGTGTACGCCCTGCAGTACAGTATGCACAAGAAGTATCAGCAGGTGTTGATGAAGCAGCAGCGCGTCGGGCTGGTGAAATGCCACCGTCTACTGCTAGAGATAGAGCAGATATGCCTGTAGGTAGAGACATAGGCAGACAAGAAGAGATGACCCAAGAAGAAATAGGTCGTCGTGCTACGCTTCTTGCTGCATCAACAGAACAGAAGCAGCGTCAACAAGCTAAGCAGATGGGCTTTAAGGATGAAGACGTTGACTGGGCTATCCAAAATCTTCCTACTATTTCTGAGCGTAAGTTTACGTATGATAACGTAGAGCAAGCAGCTGCTAGATTAAAAGCAGGTCCAATCGGTAGAGACTATGATACACTCGTAGACTTTATTATGGATCAACCTCAGAACAGAATCTTTTCACCAGAAGAAATGGAAGCGCTGCGCCCACTATTCATTGAGGCTAACAACAGAGTAGACCAGACTTTGAGGCAGATGCGTAAGCTGAAGAAAGACGGCCAAGCTGACAGTGCTGAGATGGTTAAGTTAGTAGAAGATCTGTACTTTAATAATTACATTGCAGAGTTACAACGAACTAACGGTCGTGCTGCTTCTCATATTATGCTGCAAGCTAAAAAGACTAAGCGTTTTGTAGCAGAGAATACACGTCGTGTTAATCGCAATCAACTAATCACCAACCTGTTTGGAGTTAAGTGTGGCTAGAAAAGTTATATCAAAAGAGTGTGAAGAAAGCATTAACAGAGTTCTTGCTGCTGTTGACTCTATGCCTGAAGAGTTTGATTCTATACGTCCTGAGATTGTGCGTCAGCTTCTTAATGACGGAGGATCTAAGAATTTTAATTTAGGGACTGTAATAGCAGCTGCTCATAATAATGCTCTTCTTTTTTCTACAGGTATGTTTATGGCTAACATAGCTTCTGCTATGTCTCAAGGGCTTTTGTACGTTCCTAGATCAATGATACGTAACGGTGCAGTAAATACTTATGCTGCTTATGCTGCTGTATTAGGCAAAGATGCACAACTAACTACTAACATGCTCAGGTATTTTAAGTCTGCCATGAAGACAGGTATTGCTTCAGATGTAGAAACTGATATTAGAATTGTAGCTAAACGTGCTGGATTGACTGAAGAAAAACTAAAAGAAAAGGCTAAAGAAGCTTATGTTAAATCATGGGCGGCTACAGATGACAGCATTACTGAAGCAGACATAAAAGCGTTTGTTGATTCTATTAATCTTACAGATCAAGAAGCTCTTAGATTTTTTTCTGACATAGAATTTATGGCTAATCAGCGTGTGCCTGATAAGCTGAAGTGGATTACACTTCCTCAACGAGGCGCTGTTGCTATTGATGAAGCGGCTAAAGTATTTTTTAGGACATTAAAAGTTTCTGAAATGGCTCGTAAACAAGCTCTTCAACAATCTAAAACAACAGGAAGACCAGTTAATGAGTTGCATGCTGAGTACTTTGCTGATGTTATGAATGCACACAACGCACGTTATCAAGGTGAAATGGACTTAGCAAAAGAAATAGAAACTACTTCTAACTTTAAAGCTGTTCGGGGCGCTACCGCTGCTTTAGAAAAAAAGAGTAATGAGTTTTTTAAACCTTTGTTTTCTTCGGAAGACATACCTTACGAAGATATTAGAGAGTTTGCGTTAAACCTTACATTTCAAAGAAGACTTCCTACTCAAACATTATCTCCTGTAACGGGCGCTGTTAATTTATTAGGTCGAGCTAAAGGCCGTATGGGTAAAGAGTATAGTCTAGGAGAAAACGTGATAGGCGCTTTGACTAGTGTTGCTTTCCCTTTTACTAAGACTCCTTATAACATTGTAATGGATGGAATGTCTTATACTCCTCTTGCATTGATACCTTTCTTTAGACCTAAGATATTAAAAAAGAAAATGAGGGAAGGAAAGACAGTAACGGAAGTAGGTTATGAAGAAGATTGGCTTACTAAAGTAGCAGTAGGTAGTGCTTTTATGATGAGTATAGGTACGTTATTTGCTACGCAAAACGAAGACGGACTTCCCTTTATTACTGGTACTCCTAAAGATTTAGAAGAAAGACGTAGATGGCAGCAAGCAGGTATACCTGAGCGGTCTGTTCTTGTTGGTGATGTGTATGTTCCTTTTGATCGTATTGAGCCTATAGGTACTTTTCTTGGACTGTACGTAGACTTAGCAGAAGCTGTGTTTAGAGAAAGAGACTTTGAAGATCCTGAAGAAACTCCTTTAGTAGATACTGCTGATGAACTTATTGGTGCTCTTCTTAATGCATCGTTAAATAAAACAGTACTTGAGTCTGGTATACGCTTCTTAGATAACTTTAGATACTCTAACAAAAGTTTAGTCGAAGGAGCTATTGCTTCTGGTGTTGACATTGGTAAAGGATTTATTCCTACTGGTGTTTCTGACTTAGCACGTATATTAGACGAAGAAGAACGTATAGCTAAAACAGGCTACGAAAAAGTAATTCAACGTGTGCCAGGATTAAGAGAGACATTACCTGTAGCCACTCCTCAGTTTGAGGGCGTGGACATGAATCAAAATCTCTTTGAGATTATTACAAAGATGAACTTTGTTCCTACTAATCAATCACAGGTACAGAAAGAAATATACAGAAAGGAAGCTAATATTCCTGTTATTGATAGTGAGTTTGTCGGCGTAAAGCTAGACGGTAGGGAGTTGTCGTTGCTTAGAGAGCTTGCTGCTCCTTATCAAAATGCAATGCTTAGTGCGTTGGTTGAGTCAGGCGAATACAAACTAGCTGGTAATCAGTTTGGTGCATCACGACAAAAAGTATTAATAGAGGACTATGCTTCTCGTTCTGTACATCCCGGTAGAAACAAACAGTTACTTGCTAAGTTTATACAGGAAGGTACTAAACGGTTTGGGCCTAACTGGGTAAGAAGTATACAGGCTAGAAAGTTTAACGAAAAGATTAGACAGAAAGGATTACAAGACGCCCAGCAGTTTATGGACACCGTCTATTAAAAAAGGGGCCGAAGCCCCAGTAAGTTACAACTCACAGTTATTACCCGTGCAGGCTAACTGCTGAGACCCTTCCGTCATGTCAGAGTTCTCAGAGATGTTCCAATCAATCGTCTCTGGGAATTCCTCCTTTAGCTTCTCATAGGTCTCTACGTCGATGGGTTCGTAAGGAGCTTGTTGGTATGTGTGTTCGGAATAAGGCAGAAAACTAACACCGCTTATCTTATCGAACTTGTTGTACAACCATTGGCCTACCTCAAGGAACTCATCATCACGATAGTAACACGTCATAGATGGTTTGTGTTCACACCAAAAGTCTTGGTATATTTCCCATAGTTCTAACTGCTCCATAGCACCCATCTCAGAGGCCACCACAGCCCCTTTAGGCGACTGTATAGGAAAGCTAAATACCTTGGTACTGGGTGACATTACATCGTCTTCTACGGGGATTCCTGCGGCCTCAAGGACTGCACACAGTGGGTCTCTTGCATCTGCTCGTACTCGTCTAATGTACTGCTGTGCATATCTAGGGTGTATCCCACTAGCAGAATCCACCAGCTGACTAACAGTACCGCTAGGCTTAACGGCGGTGATAGCAGTAGAAGTATTAATAGATA